CTTGCTGCTTCTCCAAAACCTCTCGAGGACCTCTCTGGAGCCAAGGGCGTTGATACGACGGACGAGTACAAGCTTCATCTTTCGAAGGCTCGCGATTTTATGGAGTCGTTTAAGAAGTCCACTTCCGGTACTTTCGGAGTTAGGGCAATAGGCAAGTTGACGCAAGACCTTAGAGAGGAATAATGTTTCCTTTAAACGAACAGAGGATCCTGAGGATTCTTAAGGTATATTTTGACTACATAAGAAGTAACGAGGCGGTGTTCGAGAGGATACTGCAGTCGATGTTTGACAGCGACGACATCTCTACGGAAGACATAGAGGCGTTCAAGGACGTAATAAAGAACGACAAGATAAAGTACGCTCTTTCTTACACGAATGTCACCGCGGAATTTCCTACTCTCGTGTGTCTCATGGACCTTGAACAGCAGTCGGAGAAGTCGATCGGGGACTTTTTGGGCTCTAATGACGTAGACGGAGACGGTTACGAGGAGTCGGATGCGATAGGGTACTTAGGTTACGGGATATACTCCGTAAACGTTTTTACAAAGCAGATCTTTCTTACGAGACTGCTCTCTCTGTTCGTGAAGATGATACTGGAGCACTACTACACGACCTCGGACCACAAGGACGCTAATTTTTACGAGTTGGACGTACAGCTTGACAGGTTCGCACCTGACGCTGAGTACTTTCCGGCTAATGTATTTCACGTGCACATAATAGTGAGGTTCAGGTACTTAGAGAATTTTGACATGTTTTACAGTCTGATAAAAACCATAGACGTTTCAGCTTGTTTTGGCGAGTTTACCATAAACGAGAGCGGGATCTTACCCTAAATAAGAGCTGGACACCGCTAATTTATAGACTGTATTTACTGAGATAGAAAGAGGAGATATCCTAATGGGCGTTTACTTTAACGGGAGATACTACATAAAGCCACAGGTGGCCACGTACGTCGACGACAGCGCGTTGACACCGGTCGGCCTGGTAGGTGCGAACGTCATCGGGATGATGGGTCCTGCTAAGGACGGCGTCCCAAATCTCGGGTACCTGATAACGTCCCTGACGGACGCGACCGATCTCTTCAAGGAAGGTCCTCTGGTGGACGGCATAGCGGCCTGTTTCTCTCAGGGCGCTCAGTACATATGGGCTACGAGGGTCGGTGGAAGTTACTCTGGCGGAACGTTCGCGAACGTCCCAACGCAGGCTTCCGCTACCGTCACAGATCTGTTCACTCTAAAGTCGACCAGTTACGGCGCTCACGCGAACAACACGGTAGTTACGTTTACCTGTGCGGATCCTCTGGTTTATAACAGAAATCTGGACATTAAAGTAGTTGCTGAAGGTAACACGATTGAGAGTCTTAACATGGTCTCTAACGTTATCAAGTTTGCTAATGCGAACGCTGAAACGGTTAAGTTTAAGGTCTGGGAAGATACAACGTATAAATTAGATATTACTACGGTTACAAGGACAGCACTGACTATCAACCTTGCTTCGTATTCCAACATGACCGACCTTAAGACCGCGATTGACGCAGCCATGGCTGCAGCAACCCCTACTCCCATTACTGGTGTGACGGTTACTGTGGTAGATTCTTTGGGTGGGACGGGTGGAATTCAATTGGATTCTGGCGAGTATGCTTGTGCTCAAAGCGCGGTTAACTACCTATCCAATTCGGTCAAGAAGGCTTACGACTGGCTCAATTCAGCTCTTCAGCCTTATGTAACAGCAGAAGAGATCAACAGTGCGTTTACTTCTGTTATCGATAAGGACCTTGCTGTTCTTACTGCCACTTCTTTTACGCTGACCGGTGGGAACTACGGCTCTACTCCTACGATCAACGCAACGTCCTACCAGGGTGTCCTTACGGAGATCTACGAGGACCTTGACCTCGACTTGATCGTTCCGATCTTGGACAACTACCTTGTTTGGGCAGGTGTTGACAATACGATGGGAGCTGCAGTGTTCCAGTACTTGTACTCCCACTGCAAGACGATGTCGGAACTAAAATCTGATGAAAGAATAGGTCTTATCGGGTTCCACTTCGGAGCTAACGACGACACTGTGGCGACCACGATCACGAATGCCGCTCTGTACAACTCTCCTTATATTTCTATGTGTTCTCCTCGTTTGAAGTTCTACAGTCTTCAGGGAGTGCTGAAGACGTGGAACGGTACTTACACGGCGGCGGCGATCGCTGGCATGGTTGCCAACTATCCGGTCGGCGAACCAATCACCAACAAGACCCTTTCCGGAATCACGGATCTTTCTACGATCTATAAGAATTCGGAAATTCTTCAGCTGATCGACAACGGAGCTCTGATCATCGAACGTGTCAGAGGCATAGGTTACAAGGTCGTTCAGGGTGTCACAACGTGGACTTCCGACGATAACTTCAACAGGAAAGAAATGTCCGTCAGGTTGGTGACCAACTACGTTGCCAAGAACTGCAGGGAGAACCTGAAGCAGTTCATCGGTAGGAAGAATTCCTTGTTCATGCTTGAGACGATCAAGGGGTCTCTGATCTCAGTCCTGAAGGACCTGGAAGAAGAGGGCGTCATCGTTGGAACACCGACCTATCCGGCTTACAGGAACATCGTCCTGACGGCCGACGGAGACATCGTGAGGGTGGCGTTCGAATGCTCGCCGGTTCTTCCGATCAACTACATACTGATAACGATTCACGCAACAATATTTAAAGCGACTATCTAAGGAGAAGACATAAATGGCTATTCCAACTAAAGTATACTCAGGTAACCAGATCGTAGTGATGATCTCTAACAAGCCTGTTGGTCTGCTACAAAACATGACGGCCAGCGAGGACTACGCTCCAGAACCTGCCTCGGGGGTAGGAGACCCCCGCGTTGTGGAATACGTTCCCACGATGCAGAGGATAAGCCTCGCCTGTGACTCCATGTCGCTGAAGAAGGACTCGTTGTTCTCGGTCGGAGTGTTCCCTGCGGACATCCAGTCTTACATGGCCTCCAACCCGTTCACCGTTCAGATCATAGACAAGATAACGGGTCAGACCATCAGGCAGTACGACGGGTGCCTTTTTGCAAGCGGCACCGTCTCTGTCAGGAAGCACACCATCGTGGCCCACAACTGCACGATTTTGTCAACTAACGTAACGGCCGGAACGGCTCCAGGATTCCAGACCGCAACAGCTTAATAAAAAACACGAAGAGGTATTAACATGTCTGCAAAGGTTTCGCAAACGTTTACTTACAAACTGAATGGCAAGGAATACTCGGTACAATACAAGAAACCGACGATTGGTGACCAGATAAAGATAGGTCAACAGACGGCGACACTCAAGGGCGGATTTCCAACACTCGACCCAACCTCGGAAGGTTTGGCTTTCAAGATCTCCACGCTAAACGCGGTCATCGTGAGCAAGCCCTCTGACTTAGATTTTCTCTCCCTAGACTCCGACGATTGGGACACTGTTATAGACATGTACTCCGATTACGAAAAGTTCGTGTTTTTTCGCGGAGAGAATCCAAAGGCGGCAGCTAAAACTTAAAAAGATCTTTAGCGCCGAGGTGATGGAGTTCGTCGATTTCGATTCTCCCGAATTCGAGGACGAGGTCCATTTTGAAGATCTTAAAAAACAGGTGGCGGACGAGTACAAGTACTTTCGCCACCGTCTCCTCTTTAGAAAAAAGTACAACTTAGCACCTCTTGACGCAAGGTTCTTGGACATGACGGACGAGGAGATCCTCTTCGACCTGATGCTCCATAACAAGTCCGAAGATGAAACCCAAAAAATCATCGAAAAACAGAAAAAAGAAGAGGTCCTGGCAAAAGACAACGCCGAACTGTTTGAGACGGACGACGACACCATGGACAAGATAGAGGCCGGAGAAGACATAGATTTGGACTTTTTGGTCAAGAAAAAAGACGATTGGGAAGAACTTTAAGGGATAGAAGATGGCAACTCCTCCTGGCACACATTACGACGCTGCTCTACAGGCTGCCAGACTAGCTCAGACTGGAGCTGGTGCTCCGGTTGCCGCCTATCAGTATTCAAGACAGTTAGAACTAGAGTACCAGACAAATAAAGCTGTTGAGACTCTTGGTCCTCAATTTGCCCTCCTAAATCAACGATTAGCCGATAACGCACATCAGACAGAAATGACCGGAAGAGCAATAGGCTCTGCCATCGGTCTTGTCGGTGGTTTTACGGCAGGCCTAATCGTTCCTGGTTCAAGCTTTATAACTTCAATGATTGGAGCCGGTGTTGGTGCTGGAGCCGGTGGATGGATCGGTGCTCAGTTTGGACAAGCAGCTGCAAGGACCAAACAGGAACAGTACTGGGAAA